AAGAGTGTCAACTATCTTGTAAAGGAATTTGAGATGAAGAAGTCAGCAGCAGCATATTCACGTTCTGCTATTTCTAAAACAGGTTCTCTCGATACTAGTAAACTTCACAACTATAAATTTAGTGAAGATATCTTTAAGAAAATTACTACCCTTCCTGAAGGTAAAAATCACGGACTTGTTTTTATATTGGATTGGTCTGGTTCTATGTGCAATGTCATGCATGATACAATTAAACAACTTTTAAATCTTGTTTGGTTCTGTAAGAAAGTTAATATTCCATTTGAAGTGTATGCGTTTACATATGAGCATGTTGATGAGGATGATTTCGATGGGGATAAAAACCTTTATGAGATTCAAGATCCAGTTATTGATGAACTATCCCTACACAAAAGATTTCGGTTGATGAATTTGTTGTCACATAAAAGAAGTTCTTCTCAGTTTGATGAAGATTGTTTGAATGTTTGGCGTCTAGGTACGTTTACAAAATTCTATGGAAGCAGTATGGTTCCTTCAAATTTTGGTCTTTCAGGAACTCCTTTGAATGAAGCAATTGTTACACTGCATCATCTACTTCCTGAATTCATTAAAGAAACTGGTGTGGATAAAGTCAATACTGTATTTCTTACCGATGGTGAATCTAATGGAATTGGTGCAACAGTTAGGATGTCTGAAAAGTATTATCCTAACGGTGAATTAGGTAGAGTGTATGTCAGAACTGGATGTCAACTAAGAGATCCTAAACTAGGACGCACCTATAAAAACTTCAATGATTATGCGTGGGAAGATAGTGTGACAGGAATTCTTCTTACTAATCTTAAAGATAATTTTCCACAAGTGAACTTTATCTCTTATCGTATTCTTGAAGGTCGTGATGTCACTCAATTCTTTAATTATTATAAAGGAAATTACTATGAGATTGATAAGAAACGTTGGTCAAAAGAGAGATGTGCTGTTGTAAATACTGCTGGTTTTGATATCATGTATGTTCTTGCCTCAACGTCACTAAATCAATCTGATGAATTTGACGTTGATGATGGTGCTACTAATGCTCAAATTCGTGCAGCATTCAGGAAATCTCTAAAGTCAAAATCAACAAACAATAAAATTCTATCGTCCTTTGCTACTATGGTCGCATAGTAAACTGTCACAGGGTAGAGTCACTCTGCCCCACTCTGCCCTTATACTAATCACATCAACACCACACAACACTATGACTCGTCAATCACAAGTAGACATGATTCAACTCTTTAATTTTCTAGAGGAGAACTTTGGAACTGAAGTTGGCACTGATGCTATTAAAGCAGGTGCTGATCACATCGGGTATTCATATGCCACGGTTGTCAACCGTATGGAACCCTACAAAACTGGTCGTGGCAAATGGAACCTGACCATTGAAGAAACACGTGAGCAACTTGAAGAAATAGTTCATCAAGAACTTTTTGTTCCTGAAAAGGATGAGACCTTTGTTCCTTTCGGAAACTTTGCTGATGTGAAAAAGATTATTAAATCACGTTTGTTCTATCCAGCATTCATTACTGGTATGTCTGGTAATGGTAAAACTCTATCTGTTGAGCAAGCATGTGCTTCTCTAAATAGGGAGATGATTCGAGTAAACATCACCATTGAAACCGACGAGGATGATCTTATTGGTGGTTTCCGTTTAGATGATCCTAGAGGTAATACAGTCACTGCATGGGAAAACGGACCTGTCGTGGAAGCACTCGAACGTGGAGCAATCCTGTTACTCGATGAGGTTGACCTTGCTAGCAATAAAATTCTATGTCTTCAGTCAATCCTAGAAGGCAAAGGTGTCTTCCTGAAGAAGATTGGTAAGCATATTATGCCTGCTCCTGGTTTCAATGTCATCGCTACTGCCAACACTAAGGGTAAAGGTTCTGAGGATGGTCGTTTCATTGGTACTAATATTCTTAATGAAGCATTCCTTGAGCGATTCGCTGTAACTTTCGAGCAGGAGTATCCAAGTACGGTTACTGAGAGGAAAATTCTTGAAGGCAATGCTCTTGATCTTGGAGTTGAAGATCGTGAATTCTGTAAGCACTTGGTTGATTGGGCAAGTATCATTCGTAAGACATTCTATGATGGTGGTATTGATGAGATCATCTCTACTCGCCGTCTGGTCCATATCATTCGTGCTTACAGCATCTTTAATGATAAGGCAAAGGCAATTCAAGTTTGTTTAAATCGTTTTGATGATGAGACCAAGCAGTCCTTCATGGAACTCTATGACAAGGTTGATGCTGATGTCAACATTGAGGTTGACGAAATGGAGAATCTCTGATAGTATGGTGTATGATTAATTCTTGGTCACTACTTTATGATGAACTTAACATGACAGATCTATTGCCTAAATCCCAAAACCCTAATCGTCTCAAGTACAATGAGGAAGAAATTCTCAAAGAACTGAGCGATTATATCACTGATACATACAACGCTCATTACTCTGCTGGTAATGAACAGATACAGACCCTTGATTTGATTGATGCTTGTGGAGATGCAGAAGCATTTTGTAGAAGCAACATTCTCAAGTATGCCTCTCGCTATGATAAGAAAGGCACTGCCCGTCGTGACATCATCAAGATTATGCATTATGCAGTTCTTCTTATGCACTTCAGCGACAAGTCCAAGCAACGTGAAACCTATCCTCAGTAATTATGAACGTATCTGACCGTACAAAATTCATCCTTAAGAATTTTTCTACGATTAACAATTCGATCTACATCAAACCTGGATCTAAAATTGCAACCATTTCGGTAACTAAAAATGTGTTTGCTAAGGCAGAAGTTTCTGAACAATTTCCAGAAGCATTTGCCATCTATGATCTTGGTCAGTTCATTAATGGTTGGGATCTTTTTGATCAGTCAAAAGATATTGACTTTGAATTCAATAATGATTCTTACCTTACAATCAAATCAGGAAGGAGCAAACTTAAGTACTTCTACTGTGACCCTGAGGTTTTAGTTCTACCTCCTGATAAAGAGTTAGATCTACCAGAGACACAGTTCACATTCACCTTAACCAATGAAGTTCTTGAGTCCTTACTCAAGTCATCTAGGGTTCTCCATCTTCCTGATCTATGTCTTGAATCGACAGGTGACGATGTTCATATTGTTGTGAAGGATAAGGACAATGAGACATCTAATACAATCTCTCATACAGTAGGAAAATCTGATGTTCCCTTCTGCTTTAAGTTCAAGATGGAAACCATCAAGATTATTCCTGGCGACTATACTGTTGATGTTTGCACCAGAGCAGCAAAATTCTCCAGGTTAATTACTGTAGCAGATCCTTTGAGTAAACTGGAATATTTTATTGCACTAGAACCTGATTCTGAATACGGAGTTTGATTCAATGTCTCGTAATGATTTTGTCTGGGTTGAAAAATACCGACCCAGAAATATTGATGAGTGTATTCTTCCTCAAGGCACAAAGGATACATTCAATGAATTCCTAAAGCAGGGACAGATTCCTAATCTCTTACTGTATGGAACCGCTGGTATCGGTAAAACTACTGTCGCAAAAGCACTCTGCGAACAATTGGGTGCTGATTATATTCTTATTAATGGATCCGATGAAGGACGTGCAATTGACACAATACGAAATAAGGTCAAAGATTTTGCCTCGACCTTATCATTATCTGGTAAATCAGCACACAAAGTCGTCATTGTTGACGAAGCTGACAACACAACCTCAGATGTACAACTCGCCTTACGGGCGAACATTGAGGCATTTTATGGTAACTGTAGGTTTATTTTCACCTGTAACTACAAAAACAAACTCATCGAACCCTTGCACTCCCGATGTGCAGTTGTCGATTTCTCCATCCCAGGAAAAGAAAAGAAACAATTGGCAGGAACCTTCTACGACCGTCTCAGGTTTATACTTGAGAAAGAAGGCGTACAATATGATCCAAAGGTTCTTCCCCAATTAATTCTTAAATTTTTCCCTGACTGGCGTCGTACTCTTAACGAGTGCCAACGCTATTCAGCGAGTGGTGTAATTGATAGTGGTATTCTTTCTACGTTGTCTGATGTCAAGTTTGGAGAACTGACTCAAGCACTTAAAGGAAAGAAATTTACTACTGTTAAAAGTTGGGTATCGTCTAACCTAGACAACGAACCTTCTCATATCTTCAGGTCAATTTACGATAATCTTTATACGTATCTTGAACCTCAAACTATTCCTCAAGCGGTATTGATCATTGGTAAGTATCAATACCAATCTGCCTTTGTTGCAGATCAGGAAATTAATCTACTTGCCGCTTTAACTGAAATGATGGTGGAGTGCCAATTCAAATGACAATTAACATTAAAAAACTATTCAAGACATTTGATTATAGTCATGCAGATTACTGGATGTCTTCTCACAGCGATTTTAAAAACGAATCATCAGAAGATAACTTTGACAATGGTAGAGCACTAGAAGAGATTATCCAATGGGCATCGAAGTATCTTCTTTCTAGAGATCCTGGAAAGAATGGATATGATCTTCTTGCTATTGACAACACTACGTTTGAGTGTAAAAAAGTTAATCTAGAGTCAAAGAAACCAAAATTTACTATTAAGAATGCTCATCCAGATTCTAAGAACCCACCAAAGGTAGTTCTTGCAGACCATTATGTTTTGGGTGACTATAAACAAAGAAAGATTTTGGTGATTCCTAAAAGTAAAATTAAAGTAGTTGCTACTGTAAAGGATGCTCTGAAGTCAGATTATCACGGTTACTTCCAATGGTCACATCATGACATTGTTTGGATTGGTAATCCATCTGTACGTGCCGAACGATCATGGGCAAGTATGAAGGGTGAGATTAGGGACTTGCTTTATCACAATCACCATGCTACTATTGAACCCGCTAAACTTTTTCTATGAAACTCAAAACACCCTTGAGGTATCCTGGAGGTAAATCTAGAGCAGTCAACTTCCTAGACAAGCATCTCCCACAATTCGATAAGTACTGTGAACCATTCCTTGGTGGTGGTTCTATGGCACTTCACGTGACCCAGACACGTCCTAGGACAGAGGTATGGGTCAATGATCTGTATTACCCTCTGTACTGCTTCTGGCGGTCTCTGCAGTTACATGGTGAACGTCTTACTCATGATCTCCGAGAACTGAAAACAGAACTTGGTGAGAGTTATGAAACCCATAGGGAGGCATTCAATAATGCAAAGAATGCACTAGTAGGAACTGATGAATATAGTATTGGATTTAATTTCTATATTGTAAACAAATGTTCCTTTAGTGGATTGTCTGAGTCATCTTCTTTTAGTAGGCAGGCATCACAACAAAACTTTACCTTCAGAGGTATTGATAAACTTCCATACATTTCTGAACTTATTCAATATTGGACTATCACCAATAGAGATTATTCAGATCTTCTTTATAACGATGATGCATTTGTCTTTCTAGATCCTCCTTATGATATTAAGGATAATCTTTATGGTAAAAAAGGATCAATGCATAAAAGTTTTGATCATGAATTGTTTGCTGCTCAATGTAATAACTCTGAGCAAACCTGTATGATTACTTACAACTCTGACCTGTTTGTTCAAGAAAGATTTCCTGGGTGGACTGCTCAGGAATGGGATCTTACATACACAATGAGATCTACAACCACCTACACACGTGATCAAAAGAAACGTAAAGAACTTCTTTTAACTAATTATGAGCAAGTACAACCATCCCTTGACGGACTACTTAAAGACGATTAATGAGACCAAAAATAATTTGATGGACGGTGATGATCCAGGATGGGAAAAAGAATACCCGTCTTGGGTCATCACTAAATGTTTGTCACATCATTATGATACTGTGCTACTTGCGAATGAGATGAATCTTAACTCGCAACTCCCTAGTAAACTACAATACGATTTTTATATAAATATCGTTAGGAAGAGAAAGCGTTTCTCGCCCTGGGATAAGAAAGTAAAACTAGATGATCTTGAGTGTATCAAGGAATACTATAACTATAGTACCGAGAAAGCACAGGCAACTCTAAAGATACTAAATACAAATCAAATTGAGTTTATTAAATTGAAATTAAATCGTGGAGGAAAAGCATAATGTCTCAAGTTGCCGAAGTGCAATGGACACGTGAAAGTATGGTAGAGGTAAAACTTTCCCAACCAGATGACTTTCTTAAGGTAAGGGAAACTCTTTCTAGAATTGGTGTTGCATCAAGAAAGGAAAAGAAGTTATATCAATCCTGTCATATTCTGCACAAGCAGGGTAAGTATTACATTGTACACTTTAAAGAATTGTTTGCTCTTGATGGCAAGACAGCAAACCTTACATTAAATGATGTACAACGTCGTAATAGAATTTCACAACTTCTTTCTGATTGGGGTTTAATCACAATCGTTAAAGGTGATGAGATTCTTGATATTGCACCACTTAATCAAATTAAAGTGTTGTCATATAAAGAGAAAGGTGAATGGGTATTGGAATCAAAATACAATATCGGTAAAAAGAAAACCACTCCTGTGGTAGTATAATTATAAATAAAGGAGCCATGCTCCTTTTTTAATGTCTGAAGATATTCAGGTTAAAAAGGAATCCAAAAAGGAAAACAAATTTGAGTGGGCGGATGAGGGTGTATCAACTCTTGTCCGAGTTATTATACTTGGATGGTCAGCAGCAATTCTGACTCTTAATTATGTAACTGTTCCTGGGGTTCCTCAAAAAAACATCGACCCAACTTTTATCGCCAGCGTCTTTACTGGGACGTTAGCAACTTTTGGAGTCATGCCTTCTAAGAAAAAGAAGGATGATGAAGAAGTCAAACAAGCACCTACACTGGAGAAGAAAGATGCAAAAATTAATTAATGGTGTAGCGTTATTATCTGGTCTAGTTTCTTTATCTGTCCTAGGGGGTGGTGCTTATCTTTACGTTCAAAAGGATACATTAATCGAGCAATCAAGGGAGAGAGTAACTGCTGCTATCACTGAAGCAATTACAGAAGCACTACCAGGAATGGTAGATGCTGCTATTCCAGGAGTCCCTGAGATGACTGGTCCCGCTGTTCCTAGTCCTGTCATGCCATTCTAACCATGAATAAACTTAAGATCGTCGCCGCTTCAGTTGGTGGAGTATTTGTTGTAGCACATATAGGTCTGCTTGGATATGTTTTCAGGCAGGAACCTGAACCTGTGCTCCAAC